TACCGGTTCCTCGGCGGGTACCCCATTTTCAACTTAAAATGTATGTAAATAAATATGTATAAATATATATATAGTTGTGATAGGAAATGCTGTGTGCTTAACGCACACGCAATATGTACTTTAAAAATGTGTGTATGTTACTAATACCAATCACGAGCGTAGCCGCCCTCGAAATAGGTGTAAACATGAATGGTTGGGGGATTCAAATACCAAAATAAGGTAAAGTCGACCCCAGCCTTGTGGTAGACATCGATAGATGGCTGAACGTCTAGGGTGTTCGTGAAAACCCCAGCATACATCGCGACATCGTAGTCAATCCTGGGACACTGAATGACTTCATTGATCCCAGGTGGATAGCTTGGAGCGCTGAGTTTGTTCCAAGGCAGTTCCTCTGGTTTGTTGGCTGTGTAATAATTAGCCAACGGATTTGCAGGCAACATCCTGTAGTTGCTATAATACGGAACAACTGCATTAACGACATTAACCTGGCTTGGGTTTGTCACGGCCATACCTGATAGACCCTTAGACAATCTGCGAATGCAAGCATTTGCATAATTCAAAGCCTGATAACCAACATATGGATTGCTAGATGGCAGTGTAGTACTGCCCGCTACCCTGGTAAACCAGACAACGGGAGTCCAAATGGAAGAATCTTTGACATAACTCGAGATGCTACTCGCAACCCGAGATACAGACAAACTAGTGAAAGTACCATTAGACACGGGATTGCTACTGGTGGCTTTAGCAGTGTAGACCGTCCCACCACGCCAACCGACATAAGATGACATGAAGTAGGCCGTCGGTGTCATCGTCTTACAATTCTGATTGACAATGACATCAGCGTTGGTAGAGGCTCCATTCTTAATCATAACACCAGTGTTAGGATAATCGGATCCCACAATAACAGGAAGATTTCCAGTGACATACGGTGCATTTGGCAGATATATCGAACCACCATAATTACTGATTGTCCCATAACTGCTCGAGTCGCCAATTGTTGGTATGCTGTTGAACTCGCCACGTGGGGTCTGCTCAGGAGTTAGTGAACTGAACCTTGAATAAAACGTGGTCCTGTGCATCAACTGCCTAATTGACCGAGCAATTTCGCCAACGTAAATGGCATGCTTGGTGGGCGTCTCAACAAGTTCTGGAGCTTCCGCGTGAACTACACCCTCATCTGGGGCGTTGGCTAAATCGTCACCACTCTGCAGCGTATACAAAGACATCGGGTACTCAAGGTCTAGAGGGGAGAAATATTCAACCTCACCACAATTGACAGAGCAGACAATGAAAGCGCGATAAGTAGCGTCATTAGAGGTCAAGGGATTAAGCACCGAAACAGTGATGGTCCCATTGTAGAGCGCATCCTTATACACAACATTGATTGGGAGGGAACTAGGATTAGCCACCCATACATTGTTGGCAGCGCCGGGGCCAGGATTGGTAGAAGCATACCAGGCCATGCCACTAGCACCCATAGTGCGCAGCATTGCAATCGGCGCCATCCAGGGGACCTCAAACTCAAATGTGGGGTCAGTTGATATGTCCCAAATTTTGTTAATGGTCCTTGGACCAGTGTAAGAATCACTGGTGTAACTTGACAACATTCCATCAGGTTCGTATGATATCATCAAGCGACCGCGGTGAAACTGGGATGCCACACAAGTGAACTTATAAGTGATCTTCCCAGACCAATACTGAAAAGCTGTGCCGATCTGTGCTGAAGGTGTCATCTGGATCGCAGCGCACGGTTTGCCAGTGGTGGCTCCGGTATATGGAACACTAACACCAATCATTGGAGAGACATTCTGAATCAACAAAGGATCCTCAGGACCCATAGCGCTAGTCCATTCCAACATGCTATAATCGACATATCGACCAACAATGTGTGAAATAGCCATATGGTCCACGCCGTCTAGACCAACTGTACGTGAATCAACGGTTGTCTCGTTCTTGGGATCAAGTGCCAACTTGTCTTGCTGGACACTAATCTCAGGTGACGCAAAGTTAGACATGTAGTTGGGCGCAAATGCAACAACGTCCGATATGACAGGTGGATTGGAAAAACCAAACCATCTAGCCACTGCTGAAGCACCTGCCATGACTTTTGAAGTTGCCATAGCATAAGGCCTGATAACAGGAATCATGCTCAACGCAGCCGCAGCTTTAGACATAGCCGACATAGCGGTTGACACTGGCCTTTCCGCATATTCATCTTTGCCAGACTGCATAACGTAAGAAGGACCACCAACCTTGTGTTCATCACACCAGGCGTATATCGTTACAGCAACAGCGCCTCCGCCACCACTAGAATCTGTGAGTGGAATAGGAGTGTAAATGTTCATATTGCCCATCTGCTTAAGCTCGCTCAAATCTGTATCAAGGTTGATCCAGTTCTGATAATAACAGAAAGGCAACATCATCTCGCAGCCCTTAGAAGCCTCAGCGTAAAACTTTGCATGAGGTCTACTAGTTCGAACCATGAGAGAAGCAGGCACGTTCCCGCCGACATATAAGCCAGAATCGGTGACCAACAATTCTGAAGTAGTCCCTGCGGAAAAATCAAAATCGCCGGCACCGTTCAAACCGCCGCCTGACATGGGTTTGTAGGACATAATCCCGACACCATAATGGTAAGGTGAAGCGTTAATGACCACCTTGACATGCAGATTAGCCTGCAGCCTAGAATAGCCTTTAAGCTTCACCTTTATTTCTGGATGGTTAAAATAATCATACCACGGATTAAAAGAAGCACCCAGAAGAGTATTTGCATTCCAAGTGAGAGTCTTAATCTTGACAGGACGGGAAAACCACTCGCCCAAAGTAAGGCCAGCGGTATATCCCTCCGCAAAAGAATCGTCGGAAATGCTTGGAGCAGTGCACACATCATTTGGGTGTGCACCGTCGAAAAATTCAGTGAGCAAGCCACTAGTAGTATTGTTTTCATTGTTTGTGTTCGCAGACGAAATACGCCCCCAACATTACGCCTATATTGTGGGGGTGGGTTCTTAACCAATCAGCATGGACCGTTAATCCTAAGCATAGGCTCCGACATGAGCATACTTAACACGTATAAATAATATAAACATGGAACGGCACCGACTAAGATCACACACCATCTTGCACATGGGTTGCAAAGTCGGGTCAGGTTTTATTCCCGGAAATGAGAATGCTTTCGCACCTCAACATCAGTAGGAAAAACACTGCAAAAACCAAATATATACATGTAATATATATACAAAGACCAGTTTATTAAGGAAAACGGGAAAAACCTTCTGGTGTGGCATTTAAGCCACGTTGGTTTCTTTGGCACCAAGCGCTTTGAGCGCAAGATACCGGTCGTGCAACTCCCGATCCTTCTCAGGGTCAGGGTGCACGATCATCTCGTATTTAGGATCGCGAAGATATCCGTTATCCTTCTTCTCAAGCCACCACCTGCGGAAGTAATCGTAGGTGAGCAATTCGCCAGACGTGTCCATGAAGAAAGTAATCTCAATGTCACACCTGTTCATGGAATAATACTCGCACATGATCTCGAGAATCCGCTCATAGAAAAGATTGTAAACATCCTCACCATGGAAATGAATTTCGAGCAAGATTCCCCGAAATAGATCTGGGATCATGTGCTCATATTGCATTCCAGCGCGCTTCCTAAAGAAAAGGCAAGTTTTGGCCAAGCGTTTGAACTCAAGTGGCGGTCTGCAAGAACCCGTCTCGTCAATCACCATAGACCTGCCAAGGAAAATCAACTCCTCATGAGGACTGAATTCGGCAATGTCGGCACCAGTGTTCTTGTGAGCATCGGTGTAAGTGATAAGCTGAGAAAGCTCCTGTTCCATAATACGACAGTTGAGCATGTCCGGATAAGTCACGCCAACCAAGTGATCATCTCCATAAGTGACCACATGGACGAGTCTATTGAACATCTCCCGACTGAGGCGCTCATCATATGCGCTCCCCATATCCTTCTTCATCCGCCGAGTCCACGCAACCCAAATGAAAAGCATATTCGCAATGCAATTGATCTGAGTGGTGAGTGAATTACCGCTCGTGTTAAAAGACCGGAACCAGTAAACGGCGCCGAAGACATCGACCACTGGGGAGAGTAGGCAGCACAGTATTGATTCAACGATGAACATTTGCTCCTCATTGAAGTTGCCACTGCACTCGCAAATGGACAAAATGACCCACTTGACTCCATCAGTAACCTCTTGAAAAAGGCTCTTATCGAAGTCCTTGTAGTCGCCATCAAAAGTGTACCTCTTCCTGGCCTTGGTGCCACAAATGAAGTTGTGAACCTGGTCCCACTGAACGCATGTAGCATCTAGCCCAACCACAGCTCCGAATACGAACGGGTTTAGCTGCATGACGCGGCATATGGTCATCAAGAACTCCCTGCAGACGATAGTCAAACACTGGGGCCCGACCATAATAAGCCTAGTCGGCTTACTGTCTTTCTTTACCTCATCCTTGCAGGCTGTCACAAACTTGACTTTCGTCTTGTGGTCCTTCTTGAAAAGGGAAAGAAGCTCCTGATAAGAAGCTGAGAGCTGAGGCCCCATAGTATAATGACGGCTCCCATCAGGCTGGTAGGCACACTTGAACCAAGGGTATTTGCCCACCCTCTGAATGCCCTCTTGGACATCGTCGGGAAACATCATGACCCATGGATGGCCTGGACTAGTTTTCATAGCCATGGCTTCCATACCTTTATGGTTGGTGGTTGTGATCCCATCACTAGAGAAATGCGACCCATTAATGGCAATATCGACATCCACTGGGTGGACATGTCTGAAAATACAATTGCCACCTTTCTCATCAAGAGTGACAATTGATTCAAAATATGCCTGAGCTGCATTCGAAAATTCATCCGCCAGCACTGGGTTGTAATCCGCATGGGTCATTATGGCAGCAATGCCTGCAGCCGCATCATGATTCCGCTTACTCCTGGTCAAATTGTTGACGTGCTTTTCAGAACGCAAATTGTCAGGAAGACCAGTGGAGTCCATGTTGTATATGGATTCGTACATCGGTGACTTCTGAAAGTCTGATGACAAGTTCCCGCCACCGGTATCGTAACCGAGGACGGCATATGAATTGACATTAACCTCAACTCCCATCTTTTCCTTCATGTAATCGATGGTGGTCTGAGCCCAGTAACTGTCGGTCGACAGCTTCGGGCTATTGTGAAGTGTAATGTCAAATTTGGCATCACCCTGCTGTAGCTCATACTTGCACGTGGCAAAACTATGACTGAGCATCCCACTTTGGGTTTCCGTCTCACTCATAATTGGGCCAGCCTCAGATTCCGGGGGCGCTTCGATGTCGCTGAACAAGTCAACGATGTCGGTGCAATAGATTGGGATAATCACTTTAGTGGAATGATCATCAACCAATTGCCCCAAGTGAATGCCGCCTATGGCCCCGATGTTATCCATCCTTTCATATAGAAAATATGGCGAGCCACAATGACCAGCAAGTGTGACTACATCAGTCGTCTTGAGCTGGAAGCACACCGGTGTTGGATCAATATCATCAGCTGTCAACGTGACCTTCCGAGGTTTGCCTAACGGTGCCATAAGGCATCGAGCTGGAGTTGCATCCCCTGGAACGACAAGGCCATAAGGAGATACATCAACAGCCACAGGAGTCTTCCTCCCCAGCGCCATCTTGGTGCCAGGTGGCATGATCGAGCGTGTATAAACAAAATCTTTGGTCCACAGAGAATTCGGGGCCTTTGGAAAGAAATTGACAATATCGCGATGGGGCCTGCAATTGATTGGAAGCATAATGCCAGCCAAATCCCTACCAGGCAAATAGTTGGCATTGATGCAATCATGAGCAACAACAACATCTTTAATGCCAAGGTCATGGTTGTTATACCCGACGCCGTGGATGGTCATCAAATACTCAGACCACTTGGAATCAGTCGAACGCTGCTTGCAACATTGAGGGAGGCTATGACGATTTAGAATTAAACGCCTGCCGCCGACCATAATGCCAGCACACTTATAGGAGCTGATGCTACAACTGAAAGTAATGTCGACCATATTATTGGCAGTAATGCTAACAACATTTGATCCACTAGCAGAAAGACTCTGCTGTGAAAGGCCATACATAGACGCCTTATCAATCATAGTACCCATGGTTTCCCATCGACTAATCCTATCATTGAGAGTTGTGTTAACAGTGAACCCCTTGCGGGGGTCCTTCTGTTCATCTCCCACCTGATGGTCATGACGATTCTTCTTGCGGCCGCGAAAAGCATATGCCGCAACAGCGCCAACACTGACAACAGTAGTAAGCAGCGCTATAGTGCGCTTGTTGCTATCGAGCCATTCAAGGGCCCTGCGCTTCCTATCGTGACAATTGACAACAAGCATGCGCCCAGTATTAACACCACGAATGATGCGGACTGGGAGCAAGCCATTATACCAATTAGCCGCCTTGCAATAGAGTGACCTCGAAAAAATAGCCAAAGGGCTACAAAGGAGGACCAACGTCTGTAAGAAGGTGAAAATGAAGCACACTGATGTAAACATGGCACAAAACAAAGAAAAATAATCGTTCATGTTTGTAGCATCACGAATAGTGGCAGTAATATTATACTGAGCCCAAAAGGGCACAGCGGGTTGGAAATGGGACTTAGCCATAAACCAAGCGTCGGCCCCAGATTGGGGCTCGAATAATGGCTGCACTACTTCCTCATCAGGACGCAATATTGGCCCAAAATTGAAGGGCACATTCAATGTGTCAAGAATACTGGTGTGGATGGCCTTATGAGTAGCAAACTTGTCGCTAGCCCATTTCAGAAAAGTTGGCGTATCCATCATTGGTTCCGTCAAAGGAGGGAAGTAGCTGGGAACCACCTTAATACCTTTCCCATTTCGGTTGTAATCTCTGTTGTCAGCCGTGAAGCTCTCAATGCGAAATTGCCAAGCGTCAGGGACTTCCCCTGGATGGGCTAAGCACCAATCGTTCAGTTTTTTGTCGTCGAGAGTTGCGGTCTCCGTGGCAAAAGCAGGAGCGACAATCACATGAATGACAGATCCCAAACGCCGCCAAACCGCACCTGGCTCATTATACGTAAGATGAAGGCCAAGATTGGGGTTATTCGTGGACAAAATGACAACTTCGGGAGCAAGGAAAATCTTTCCTTTAAGCTCCAATGAAGCTTGATCAGGACCATAAGGGAACATATTAAGCAACCCAAGCAACTTCTTGATGAATGGGTCGCCCCCTGTGGACTTGGTGATATCATGACGAAGAGCGCCTATGTCATCGAAGATAACTGTAATCATCGAATTCTTAGCTCCATTCGCAAAAGTGGGCTCGTCAGAAGGCCAAGGGTAGGTGAACGTATCCACCTGATCCACTGGAATGTCCAAATGTTGAGTCAAAATCATTTGATTCAGAATCTTTTGAAGAGTGGTCTTACCAATAGAAGAACCTGCCTCTAGGAAAAAGACACAAGGCTGCATACGCATGCTCCTACTAATCTCAATAGTGTAGAAAGCATCCAATTGGCGCCAAGTGGTTTGAAACCAAGTGATACGATTGCGGTCTGATATGATGGAAAAAGCTGCCTGCCAAGGATTCTTGACATGGATTCCTGCGCCTAAATGATCGACGCAATATCCAATGAAGTCGTTAACCTCGGCCAGATAAGCTTTCTGGACAGTCACAAGTTCAATTGCATAAGTAGGCTGGGTTTTCAAAAGTTTGATCCCAAGCTGATAATAATGTTCAGCTTTGTTGGTCCTTTGCAAATGTTGAGTAAGTGACGTAGTACCATCGGTATTAATCCATGTTGTGAAAAGCTTGCCGATGGAGTCAAAAACCTGCATGAAAGCACCAACGGTTCCAGTACGAAAGAAACCATAAATGGTGTTTGTAGCAGCTTTTATGTTCTCACTAGTGAAAACTTCTGAATCACCAATGTGGGAGCCAAATGCAAACAGACTGCCGCCAACAAGTAACTTGATAAGTGGGTAGATCACTTGGCGATCTTGCATGTACTTATAAATTGCTGTAACAGCGGCGTAAGCATTGGCAAAAGTATTGAAATGTTCGAAGAAATCAGCACCAGCTTGATAATCAATAATATCGCCATTAGGGACAGTGCGGGCAAACTCACTAACCTCATTATCGGTAAGGTCAGCCAAGCTATCAGCCACTTCATCGAGCAACCTTGCAGTGTCGAATATGTGTCCTTCTGGCAATTGTTTGTCGGCAAATGAGCGGATAAGGTTCACATGCCTAGATAGAATGTCATTGAGAACTAGAGCTCTGGCAATAGGATCGTTCCTAGCCTTATAGATCTTGAAAATGGTGACAGTCCAAAAATATGGGGCGGAATCTACAACATCTGCAACTCCATTTAAGAAGTCTTTGGCCATAAAGGCCCAAGGATGGGACTCAGCATAAGAGCTTGTAGTCGAATCAGTGTCAGTATAAGATCCCTCAGTCCAAGAACCACCAAAATTGGGTGGTAGGACATTGGTTTGATCAAGTTCATGCCAGCGTTTCAATAATTCAAATGCTGATATGCCGGAAAGAATATCCGGCAGCACCGAGGAACGTGTCCCGGCGCCGTTCATGTAAGCGACAATAGCTCGATCAGTTTCGGGGGTCCAATTAATATCTGGACCCGCCTGGGTATGAATATGAATATTATTATCTACGATTAAATCACTCCCATGTGAACTAGCGTCACAAGGGGGTCCAGTAGCATTGTTGGCATTAAGCGCTGGAACGCTCAAAGCATCGTCATCATTACTGGCCGTATCATGAGTATGGTGGTGGAGGCCGATCGTATACGGGGCCACGATATGTTGTTGATTGAAATCGCTGTACTCTTGTTCGAGCAACTTCAAATCGTTCACACCGTTTTCTTCACAGACCATCTCAAGCACAGCTCTCGACTTTTCTGTAGTAGTCATGATTCATGGAATTCGGTTTTAATCTGGATAATACTAAGAGATCGACGAGCAAATCCGAAAACTCCTAAAACTTAGTATTCCTGGGTCCAGCCAGGATCTGTCGCACAAACTGAGTGCAATCAGGTACTTTACGCATAAAATTGGTAAAGGACAAACTATTTCTCCATCAAAGAAAAATTTGCATTAAAGAAACTCAAAGAGAAGCGAGTGGAAATGAACCATAAAACGCTTTTTGAAAGTAACAACTACCAGGTGATGGTTAATCACCAATTATTGGCAGAGGTGAAAGAAAGTTTGCATGTGTTAACAGAAATGAATTAACAAAGATGCATAACGATTTAATGATAAAAGTTTGAAAAGCAAATAAGTTATAAACAAAATTTGCTTTGAAAACAGATATCGTTAGTCGAAATGAAAATCTGATAATCAAATCTGATAATTAATGTAAGGTCTTACCTTCAACGAAGCCGGCATATG